ATTAGGTATTACGTTCGTTCGTGCTAATTCGTCATTAGGTATTACGTTCGTTCGCGCTAATCCGTCATTAGAATTCGTCATTAGGTATTACGTTCGTTCGCGCTAATCCGTCATTAGAATTCGTCATTAGGTATTACGTTCGTTCGTTCGTGCTAATCCGTCATTAGAATTCGTCATTAGAATCCGTCATTAGGGTTGTTCACATTTCACTCTCTAAGGTTTTCATCGGTTCATTTTCAGATGTATCTGGTTTGTTTTGTTCCTCTACTGCCGGTGTCTGTGTCTGTGTCTGTGTCTGTGTCTGTGTCTGTGTCTTCAATTCTTCTTCATTATTTCGTCGTTCTTGTCGTTCTTGTCGTTCTTGTTGTCGTCGTCGTCTCGGTTGGCAGCAGCAAACGCATCTTTTAAAGAAATTACGAATACGCGTTGCCATAGAATCTTGGGGGGTCTGTGCCGCGGGCCCGGGCTCGTTATCGGCGGCTACCGCTACTGATTTTGCGGTTCTCTTGTCTTCTTGTATTGAACATATTTCCAGTTCTAATTGTTCTGAAGTAAGCAGTTTATTAAATGCCTCAGTTTGGTCTTTATTAAATTCTATTACGGATTCTATGAGATTTTTGACGACTTTGGTATCTATGAGTGTTTGTAAATAGATTCGCACAGCCTCTGTTTCTGAGTGATGTTCTATCATATATTCAATAAGATGTTGAACATTGTCTGGAGATATGCGAGCGATGGATGCCGACGATGCGCGTTCCATTTCCAGAGCAAGAATGATATATGAGAAAAATGTGTGTAGTGTGATTTTTCTAGAGAAGTTCTTATCTCTCGTAAGTTTAAGTTGGAGAGCTGTGAGAGATTTATGATTGGATGGTGATAGTTGGGTTATTGGTGTCTGTGGTTGTAACGACGGGGGCGACGATTGTGATGACGGGGGTTGCTCTTGCGACGACTGTGGTGACAACTGTGGCGACGGGTGTTGCGAGCTTGACGATGACAACTGCTCGGTATGTATACCATCGTTCAATAGATTCGGCTCGGGTGTCTGCGCCTCCTCTGCCTCTGCCTCCGCCGCCGTCGCCGCCGTCGCCTTCGCCGTCGCCTTCGCCGTCCCCGTCGTTGTGTCATTGACGTTTAGTGTTGTTGTCGCCAATTCTTCTGGGTCTGATAATACACCATAATCATTTTCTTCGGTTCGTTCAATGAGTAGTTCTTCTGGTTTGGGTGTTACTGAAGGTCGTTTATTTTTCTTGTTACCAGCACCCATTGTTCGTTCGTGTGTATTGTATGATATATAAATATTATATAATATTGCTTTATTCTATTTCACATAGTATCATTTGAATCATCAACATCACAATAAAAAACGTACCTGTTTTGTCCCTACATTTCCTTATACCTATAAAGTGTCAGTGTGTGTGTGTGTGCGTGGGTGTGTGTGCGTGTGGGTGTGTGTGCGTGTGGGTGTGTGTGCGTGTGGGTGTGTGTGTGTGTGCGGAGGGGGTTCTTCAATTCTGCTTCGCCGCCGCCTTCTGAATCGCCTTCTGCTGCTGCTGCTGCTGGCCGCTCAGTTTGATTTGTTGGATGACTTCAAGTCGGTCCTTGTGCCGATTCGGCTCGGACAAGAATGCGGCAACTTCGTTTCTGATTTGAACTGTCAGTTTTTCCAGTGAAATAAATCTGCGTCGAATCGTCTCTGGGCTCAAAATGTTGCGAAGTAGAATGCCAGCCGCTTCTGGGATTTGCGCTTGTTGAGATGGAACACCCGGAGCGTCAAATGCCCCGGTCTGTCTGTTGTATTTTGGTTCGGTCCGCGTGAGTTCGTTTGAAAGGTCCATTCGCCAGAATATCGAGTCTTGGCGTCGGTCTTTGGCCTTCAAGTATCCGTCGACATCTGTGGTGGATGATGTCATCGCCTTGTGTGTATCCTGCTCCGCTGCCGTCTCGTCCTGTTTTGCTTGCGCGAATTGCTCCTTGAGTTCATCGCGTGACTGACTGTCGTGAACAATGAGTCTCAAACGAAAGTTTTGTATCGCGCTTTTCAGTAGTTCAATGTCGGCGCGCGGGATTCGTCTTGACTCGTCGGGTATTTTGTTGTTTTCCTTTTCCAGATTGTCGAGCGCGCATTTGACGTGATGACTCACGGCGATGTTGTAAAATGTGCGCGACTTTGGAAACCGACGACGTTTGTTGGCGGCAGCACTGGCTTTGGCTGCTTCAGTGAAGCGGATGCTGAAATCCACGAAGGCAATGGCCATTTGTGCGTCTTCCTCTTGTTCTGAACGCGGGGGGCGCGGTGTTCCGTATTCATTGTCGTATTCACGGTCTGACATTCTTACAATTGTGGTGGATGAGGCCATTTGTTTGTTTGTTTCGATGGGTTGCTTTATCTGGTTCGCTGTATCTAATGAATAGTTGGAAAAGTATTTCAATTTTTTTGGAAATCCATTACATATTCACGGACCAACATTTTTTTTGTGGTCGCTCATAGAGACCCGTCGCGCCTGTAAAATTGAAATCTTTTTTCTGTAATTGGGTGGATGACAGCGAAATGTCAACAGAAAATCAGAACCAGAAACGTCGTGTGATTTTGGTGCGGAAGCAGTCGAAGGTAGGTATTGAACGTTATGATGAATATATCGAGAAATCCGGTCTTGAAGCGAAGCAGTATCAGCGCGAAGGTGTGGAGTTTTGTTTGCGCCGGGAGGCGGTCGTAGGAGCGACAGTGGTGCGCGGCGGCATCATCGCGGACGAAATGGGGCTCGGAAAAACGATGATGATGATGGGACTTATTCTTGCGAACTTGGCTGCGTATCGCCGCACCCTCATTGTCGTGCCAGTGGCCCTCATTGCGCAATGGGTCGCTCAAATCAAGCGGACGATTATCGATACCGGCGTAAAACCGGATTTGTCCGTGTTTGTGTTTCACGGGTCTGCTGGGAAACGTCGTGTGGTTTTGTCGGAGGGGCGCGACGGTATGGTGTGGTGGCCCAGACCTCCCAAGAAGGGGGCGGCGGCGGCGGCGGCGGCGGCGGCGGCGGGTGGGCGCGCAATTGATATCGTCATTACGACCTACGGTTGTGTCGCGATGGAAGAACCGGCGGCGGCGGCGAAGACTCCGAAGACCCCGGTGCTTTCCCTTCTAACATTCCGCCCTGACCGTGTTATCTTTGACGAAGCGCATCATCTACGAAATAAGGCGAGTCGGATATTTAAAGGCGCGATGCGTGTCGTGTCGGCAGCGTCGGCGGAAGCACGTCGTCCGAGTGTATGGATTGTTACCGGAACTCCTATTCAAAACAAAATATCGGATTTGAAATCATTGTGTTACATCCTTGGGTTTAGTGTGAGTGAATTGTGGACGGAAGAAAATCGCCGGGCGATTCGCGACGAATATGTATTACGAAGGACAAAGGTGAGTGTGGGGATGGTGGTGGAGGCGGAGGCGGCGGGCGTTGAGGCGGAGGGTGCGGCGGAGGCGGCGATGCCGGGTGTGGTCGCGGTTCCGCGTCTTCAATCTCTCAAACATTATAAATCCCAAGTTCCGTGGGGGTCGGAAAACGAACTCTCGTTGAGTCGCGAGATTCATCGGGCTGCGAGAAATACAAATGACCGCGCCGAGAGATTGAAGTTGTATACTCGGATGCGCCAGATGTGTGTATGGCCTGCGCTGCTTGTTCAACGGGACGCCGACGCCGACGCCGACGCGGACGCCGACTACGGACTATCAAAAGAAGAATACAAGGTTGCTGTTTCAAATCAGAGTAAACTGGACCGAGTGGTTGCGACGATGGCGGCGGAGGCGGCGGCGACGACGGAGGGGACGACGACGGAACGAAAATCTCTCGTGTTCTGTCATTACCGTCGTGAAATGACGAGGTTGCGCGATATGTTGTTGCGAGGGGGCGGCTGCGGCTATGGCGAAGAAGAAGACATCGCGATTATTGATGGGAGGGTGACTGGGCGCGAACGTGAGCGTATCTTGGCCGCTGCGCCAAAAGTGTTGATTCTACAGATTCGCACGTGTAGCGAGGGGTTGAACCTTCAATCGTATTCGGACGTCTATTTCATAAGCCCGCACTGGAATCCGTGTGTTGAAGACCAGGCCATCGCCCGTTGCTATCGTATGGGACAGACCAATGGAGTTCGAGTGTTTCGGTTCTATATGACGGATTTCGTCGGGGAACAGAGTGTGGAGTCGGCGGAATCGGAGGCAGTTGCGGAGTGTATTTCTACGCTGGACCATAAGTGCGAAGAAATACAAGAAAGAAAGCGGGTGATGTGTAATGAGTTTCTGTGTGGGATGTAAATCGTGTGTGTAAATAAACTTTTTATTTGTATATTGTATATTGTTATTATGGGTTCAGAACAGTCTCGGTCGTCTCGGTCGTCTCGGTCGTCTCGTGGCTGGTCGCGTGTAGCGCCAAAAACCATCAGCGAACGTTCGGCGTTGATGTCCAAATGCGGTCGCCGGTGCTTTTTAGGAAGTAGGAAAACATTTCCGATATGTCCTGCGAATGGTGCGTGTAAGGTCGACCGTCGTGGCGTTGCTGCGGCGTATTCCCGCGCGCGTGAATGGGCATCAATTACCGCGCGGAAGAAACGGACATCGGCGCATCGTAAGTACTCTGCGGTGGCGCGTAGGGCACGTTCGATTCTATACCCCCGTTGACCCGAATCCACCTTGTCCACGCGCGGTGGGAGGACTTAACTCTTGCGTGGTGTCGACGATGTGAACCATAAACGGCGAGAGGTCTGGCGCGCATACCTGGAAATACCTATCGTATTTCTTGATGGGAGAAAGGGTCTCTTTCCATACGTGCCATATATCCGCGCTTCCGAATAATCCGATTGTATCCACTGCGGCGATGAGGTCGCCTCTGTATCCTGCGTCAATGATTCCAACTGAATTGGCGAGACGCATTCTTGTTTTACTGATGCTTGACCTAGGGTAGAGATAAAATCCGCACGCGGTTGGGAGGTCTGTGGCGAGAGCCGCTGGGGCGACTGTAGTGGTGGTGGTGGAGACTGGTTGTGGTGCGGCGGTGGTGGTGGCGGTGGCGGCGTAAGTGGTTGTTGTTGTGGTGGCGGCGGTGGCGGCGGCGTGGGAGGCGGGAGATACGCGCATACAGCAACGAACGCCGAGATTAAGACCTCGTGCGCCATCTACACCTACCGAGCTTGTAATACCTGGATTACTTATGTATTGACGTGATAGAAGATTATCTACACCGTAACCATAGTCGGTTCCTTCATTGGGCATAAAAAGGTCAAACCCTGAGTCTGGGGAGTCGTCGGTGATTTTCTGATTATGTTCGTTTACTTTATTTCTGTATCGTTGCGTCCATTCCTCGTCGTCACGGTTATGTGAGAGATAAAGGTAGAGTTGGTATTTAGTCATTATGTGTATAATACAAAAACATTGTGTTTATATTATATAATAGTAGTAGGTTCATTCATTTCATTATTCCATTATGTCTATCGCGGTGATGCGTCGTAAGGTTCGAGAGAATCATCCTCGAGTTGCGCCTATTTCGGGTCATCTAGTGGGGGGTGATGGACAGACCGGCGTCAATGAATCTAACCGCACCGGGTTTTCCATCAACGGCGGGCATAGGAACTTACGCGGTATCGGGAATGTGCGTATGGTGGGGTCAGGTGGGTGGAGTGGCGGCGGGCGCGGGGCGGGGCGGGCTGGCACGGGGAACTCTTCGTGGTATTTTTCCGCCAATGATGCATCTGTTGTGAAACGGTCTTCGAGGGGGAATGCGGCGATGATTAATATGAAATATCGCTGGATTAAGGGGGCGCAGTATCCGCGGGTCTGGCATAAGGATATTCCGAGTGCTACATTGGAGGTTCGGTCTCAGTCTGAGTATATCAAGAAGCGCGTGGCAAAGATTGTGCGATGTGGCACGGTGAAGGTCACTACTGAGAACCCGTGTATTGTTAAGGTGTGTGAACACTTTGTCGGAACGGGCGCATTGAAGAAGAAGCGGGTCGCGTGGAAGCCTGTCACGAAGACGGTGACGGAGCGCGTGGTGAGCCAGAGTCAGTATATTGAGAAGGGGGGTTTGAAGAGTGGTCGCCGCAATTGCTTGTCGTTGAAAGAACCGAATAAGTATACACACTTTCCGATGTATATTCGGCATATGGGATGTGATGTCAATTATTTGACGTGGCAGGAGGCGGTGGCTGCGGGGGCATTGCCTGCTGAATATGTTGGATAGGGCGCATTACGCGCATATATATCGGCGTTCAGTTGGGTTTTCTTGTAGCATTTGCTTTAAAAACCAGTATATTTTTGTGTTCACGACGGTGTCGAGGGTGGTGGTGGCGGTGGTGGCGGTGGCGGTGGTGGTGGCGGCGCTACGCGAGAGATAGCAATACATACACAATAAACCAAAACTGTAATATCCTGATTTAAAATGGATTTCATATGGAAGTGTTTTTTTGGCGATGAATTCTTTAAATTCTGGCGAATGAAACGGTGGCGGCGCTGACCTTGTGTTTTTTTCTTTGATAGTAGAAGTAGAATACGGTGTATTTATCACGAGATTGTTGTCTTCATTTATCTCGTGTATTTTTTCGTCATTGGTGATGGCGAAGTAGACCGCGGGTGGCGCGGGTGGCGCGGTGGTAGCGTTGTGAAATACTGTGATATCATCCAGATTAAAACTGGATATCCCTTTATTTTCTCGTTCAAGGCTTTGTAATTGGCGACCGATACATTCTATAAGTTGTTCCATCACGTTATATTCTAGATGTTTCTTGTGTCGTTTGAGTAGTGCGGATAGGGGCTCTATCGCGGTGGCGGTAGCGGTGGCGGTGTGTTTTGTTTTATGCGATATCATTGATTTCGGTAATGGATTTGTCTTGATGAGGATTTCGGATGAAAAATGATAGGACTTGGTATCCATATGTATAGATAGTAACGCGTGTATCTGTGTGTGTATGTAAGTATGTATATCTTGTCGTAGTATTATTATATTACTATGTTTTAATTCGATTATCGATTATCGATTATCGGTCGTTGTTGGAAATTCGCCGCCACGCATCGCCAGAATATTGGTGTTGGGATTGTTTGATAGACTATTTTGATGGACTGTCCTTTGATGATATTCTCTCGATATTTCTGGACGGCCGGGTTGTCTGTGTTCCATTTTTTGAAATAAATGTAAATGTTGCTATAATGAACTTTGCTATCTTGTTCTTTGCCTGTGCCGCCACCACAGCATTCATAATCTGGCAATGTAAACTCTTTGGGCTTGATGACGAGTTTTTCTATCTCGCCGAGTTGAGTTTTATTGATGATATCGGTTAGTTTTTTATGCGTGATGTCGCCTAACCCGCGCGGAATACAAAGTGCGGGTGGGTCGTATGGTGTTGTTCGCATTGTGTTTGACTGTGTTTGACTGGTTTGATTGTTTGACTGTGTTTGATTGTTTTTGAATGTTTTGTAATCAATTTTATCAATTCTTAAAGAGTATAAACATTAAGTATTGATATTATATACATATTCGTAATGACGATGGAATCTAAAAAAAAGGATGTGCGGCGTCGTAGTGGTCGTAGTCGCGGCGGACGTAGTAGTGCTGCTCGTGATACGACAGTAGAAAGTGAAGATAAAAATACAAGAAAACGACTCCATCATCAGAAACGAACGCGTAATATTAAAAAAAAAGAAGATTCGGTTCCTGTGGTGAGTGCTGTAACTGAGTCTAAACCAGTCATTGGAAGTTCCAATCCATTCTTTATTGCGGTGTGTGCGCCTGAAACGTATGTTCCTGCGTCTGCGTCTCCAGTTGTTGGTGGTCGGGGTGGAGGTGGAGGTGGAGGTGGAGGTGGAGCGTTCACTTCATGCCCACCTCATTTATCTTCCGCCCCACAACGAACGAGTAATGTATTCTTACGGTCTTCGTCGTCGTCGTCGTCGTCGTCGTCGTCGTTATCGTCATCGGGTCATCATCTTCGTCGAGGTGCTCCATCTGGGGTCGCGGCATCGGCTGGGACGAACAATTTTATTCATCACCCTGCGATTCAAAACGACCGAAGGCGTGACTCTGTAAATAGTGTTGTCGCTGTTGGTGGGGTCGCCACGACCGCCACGACGATAGCCAATGTTACCGATATTCACGATAAAGAACAATTTCCGTCATTGTCGTCTTCGGTGTCGGTGGGGGTAACGAATACGACGCCAAAGTTGAATTTTAAGGAGATGGTGATGAAATCACAGAATGGAGGAGGAGGAAGCGTGTCAACTGAAGTGAAAAGCAGTGGAGGGCTTCTCACTCCGGCGACTACGGGTGGAGTTATCAGTAACAAGAGTTCGCCTGTGCCTGTGCCTGTGACACGTCAGCCGTTGTCATCTGGAAACATATTTTTAGGTGCGTTTTATGATATTTCGAGTAGCGGTGGCGGTGAGGGGGGCGGTGGCGACGGCGACGGCGACGACGGTGAGGGGGGCAGTAGCGGTGGCGGGTTTTCATCTACTTTGGTGGATTTATGTGACCGTAAATATGATAGTTTGTATAAATAATATACACGCGTGTGCGTCAATGTAGATATTATCCTTTCGTTTTGTTATATAATTCAGTATAACAAAATGACATTTAGATACGACGCCAAATATGAATATGATTATGATTCGCTTATGATTGATGATGACGATGGTAGCGATGGTAGCGATGGTAGCGATGGTAGCGATGGGCTTGATGCGCAATGGATTGTCGAATTTGAAAACAAGTTAATTCTTAGTGATTATGAAATGATGTTGCCCGCGGATATTCGTCGTGTTTCATTTCAGTTTGTTTATTTAGCTCGCGATAAGGTGTCGATTGAACGCGTGGAATCATTGTCGCCTGTGTATGTTCTACAGCGTCCCAATGAAATCTCTCAATCTGAATTGTTTCATATCATCCATCGATATCAGAAAGGGACCAAGACAGGAAGTAAAAAATATTACAATTTTAAGTCGTTGTTGTTTTATGATTTTCGAATTCCAGGGGGTAGCGATGGTCGCGTTGATTTACGATGGTTAGCTGACTATGTTGGATTCGGGTATAATGGAAGAGACGACGATGAATATGGCACGATTATTGAATATGATAATATTCTTTCGATTGAAAAAATAGTTTTTTCGCCTTTGATTTCGATGTTTCATTCTCTTATTGGATTTACAGTTTTATTATACGAAGACTAGACTACACTACACTACACTACACTAGACATACTAGATGTCATCAATGTTGACTTCTTCTAATTTTTGGCGGCGATGGGTCGATGGTGGTGGTGGTGGTTGTGGTAGGTCTGCTGCTTCTCTGCGTGTATTTGTGTTTGCTTTCGGGTCGTTGTCGTGGTCGTCGTGGTCGTGGTGGTGGTCGTGGTGGTGGTCGTGGTGGTCGCGGTCGCCGTCGTCGTCGCTATCGCTGATTTGATTGTAAATGTCCGCATAACTTGTTGTCACGAGTCTTGATAATTTTCCGCCTTGTGAGATGATTTCTTGATATTCGAGTGTTTTCTGGTCTTTGAATTCTACTGCGTGATTTGCCTTGAATTCGTCATCGCTGTTGCTTCCGCTTCCGTCGCCACTGTCTGCGCCGCCGCCGCCGCCTTCTGCGACAAGGTCTTGGAATATCTTTTCTTGAACGCGGAGTTTCTCTCTCTCTGATGACGAATATATCTCGAGAAGGTCGCATTTTTGGATATTCTTTTCAGTCTTTGATGACTTGCTTGCGAACTCTTTGTCGGCGTCCCATTGACGCAATCCAATAAGCACCCACGTTCCTTGGGATAGAACATTTTCGCGTTTTGACCTTCCAGTGAATTTTCCGCGGATGTGGCATAAACGGTCGTATCCATCCAGGCATTTCACAAGACACATTGAATTTCCAAGTAGACGCACGACATAGGCGTAGATTTCGTCGGAGGATTGGGATACGCGGAGAAATTTATTGGCTTGTTGTTGCGCTGACCCGTTAACGTGCTTGCGCGCGAGGTGTTTCATTTTATTGCCACCGCCTTCATTGCGAACCATTGTATTGTATTGTATGAATTATCGTTAGACAGAGGAGGATGATGATATGGTCACGTTACTATGAATAAAATGAAATGAATATTGTTTCAATTTTATCTACATAAATGTTTATATTTTATATCATAGGGTGAGATTGATGTTTCGTGCTCGTATTGGGCGAGGGGGGTTGTGGCGGGCGGTGTGGCGGACGGTGTGGCGAAATCTTCTGGAGTTGCCGCGATGAAGATGGATTTGGTATTGATGTCTTCTTCGTCTATCTTCATATGACATATTAGTGCGAGAAGGATGATGTCTTTGTGTTTGTATTGGATGTAGGGTGGGGTCCGACCCCCGGCGGCGGAGGCTTCGGCAATGATGTGTTCTAGGAGTGCGGATACGGATGCGGGGGGGATGGTGGCGGCGGTGTCTGTGGTGGTGTCGGCGGCGGTGTCTGTGGCGTATGCCCGTCTTATATGAACTGCGGTTGTTTTTAGGTGGTTTGATTCGTAAGATTTGATTAGGATTTCGCGGCTTTCTTTGTATTTAGGGTAAATGTGCGTTACATTTCCATCGTTGATGTAGGCGTGTGTATACAATTGATATACGATAGTGGATGTATAGTGGCGGCGCTTTATCATATTCTTGATGATGGACGCGATGGCTGTGGAGGAGGCCGTGGAGGAGGCCTTTTTGTTGATATACTCTTCCATTTTTGGATTATGAATTGCGAAGAACATATAATAGACGAACCATACGGTGTCGTAGTTCTCGGTGGTGGATTTTAGACATTCTTGTATTGGTCGGTTCTGTCTGATTTTAGAGAAAAGGTCTTCGCATTGTTGAATAAATGATAACATTTCTTGGAGAATTTTATATTGATATATAGTATAACGAATACCTTTATTTTCGTTCAATTTTAAATGTCTGCCCCCCCCGTAGAACAACAATCACCACCAGTTAAACCGCCGCAAAGCGGAGGAGAACCTAATTCCGGTGAAAATAATGCCTTGCCGGTTGATGGTGGCCGCCGCCGTCGTCGTGGTGCTAGGAAGTCCAACCCTTGGCTCGCTCATGTCAAGGAAACGATGAGGAAGAATCGTGGTGTTTCTTTTAAGAATGTCTTGAAGATGGCCAAGAGGTCTTTTAAGTCTAAGTCTAAGTCTCAGTCTAAGTCTCAGTCTCAGTCTCAGTCCGCTGGTCGTCGTCGTCGCAGTGGCAGTCGTAACGGAAGAAACACCAGTAAGCTGTCACAGAGTGGCGGCAGTGGAATGGCTGGAAAGGCACCTTTTGGTGAGAATGCCGCACCTGTCGTTTAGACTTCATTTCATTTCATTTCATTTCATTTCATTTGACATTCGAATGTAATGAATTATATTTAACAGTCATAAAAAATAGAAACGAAAAATTCCTTTGTTTCTTGGGGTGTCATTCGTTTATCTGGGTTTGGATGTATATTACGCAACATCACTTGTATTGTGTTTAAAATTTTACGATTATTGTATTTGTTTTTCAGTTTCAGTTTATATTGGGTCTTAAATCGTATATCTTTTTTTGTCAAATCTGGGTCAAACATTTGTTGACGACGTTCTTCGTGCGAATAATTGGATGCTGATGTAGCATCGGCAGCGGCGGAGGTGGCAGCGGCGGAGGTGGCAGCGGCTGAAGGGGTGGGAGTATATTTACGTATACTGAATATCAGTTGAAACATTATTTTAAGAAACATTTGATTTATAGCAAAGACGTCCCACTTGTCCCAGTATTTCAATAGTTCATTTAATACCATTTCTCTCGGTTGGTGGACGAATCTTATATATGTAGCGACTGTAGTGTTGTATATATCTTCTTTGAATTTCGGTGACATATACGTGAGCGCTTTATTGTATGAGACGTATTCGTAAGATATTTTGCGCAAATCTTCTTCTGTGAGTGTGTCGTTTTCGTTTATGAGATATGTAATAATGTGAACTTCCATTGGCCACAAATGATAATCTGGCGCGTGGACATAGAAATGCTGTCGCCATAAGTAGTTGTGTTTAAATATGCTGGAAGACTTACTGCCATATACTATATTAGAATCAATGGTCGTGTTGCGTTCTTCTTTTTCGTTCCACGGATGTGACAATAACCGCGATACATCGATAGAGAGTCCAAAATCTATAATATATGGTAATTGTTGGATTGATTCTATAAGGATATTATTTTCTTTCAAGTCATAATGGACGAGTTTGTATTTAACGAGCAATTGAATGCTGTCGTTGATTCTCTCGTAAAGGTCAAATAAAATGGACATCAAGTAGTAGGATTCTGTGCGTCCTTCTTTTTTGAATTCACTTCTGTATTTGGTGACTTGTTCTTCGTCTTTTTGTAGTTTGTGGGACACTGTGTGAATTCTATTTTCGGGTGCGTCTGCGTCGTCGACGTCCGCGTCTGTGTCTGCGTCTGTGTCTGCGTCCGTGTCTGCGTGGCCATCGTCCTCACTTGTGTAAGCTTCGCTGCTGGTTTTACTCCATCTATCACGGTCAACATTTTCAGTATCTCTGTATTTGATACTATTAAGTATATATTTGTGTAAATGTGTTCCTTTGATATACTTCATTTTTTGAATGATGAACTTGTTGTTTAATTCCTTGTAGTCTTTTGATGTTAATCCTCCTTCTCGTAGGCTCTCCGAAGAGACGTCGTGTGTTTGTGTGTGACGTTTGATATATTTACGCACTGCGTCGCATTCTGTTACATAGGTTTGTTTGATTGTAGCTAAATCAATCTTGTATGTTTTCAATACTGGAATGAAAAATAACTCAAATGACGGTATTTCTTGTATTTTACGTCCGATATAATCTTCAAAATCAGAGTGGAAATTGTTTTTTTGAAGTTTTGATACGTATTTTTTTCGCGTCTCTTTGTCGGTATCCGTATCGATGTTGACGCGTTTTTTATTTTTATTGCGGCGCATTTGAAACGGAAGTGATGGATAATAAATACAGCCATATGTTCCTTGGTTAATGAGTTTGGATTCGTGGTCGTGGTCGTGGTCGTGGTCCATTGCGTCTACTGTAATCACATAATAAAAAATGGTTGGTATTCGGGCGCACTGCGTGGTGTGTGATGACTGTTCAGTGATTATTTTTGCGCCCGGTTAATTTGTAATACCGGTTTTTGTATGTCTTTTTGATTTTGTCCATTATTTCTGCGGTGAGCTCTTCGGATGATGTGAAGACGGATTTGGCCTTTTTGAGTTTTTCGACGATGTTGCCGATTTCTTTCGTCATTTCGTCGCTTGACATTTTTGTCTTGAAGAATTCGTCGTAGCATATGGATGGTTTGGGGGGGATGCCCCCCACCGACGGGGATGGTGATTCGGGTGGTGGCGGTGTAATGGTTGAACGGATATGCTCATCCATCATCTTTATACACGTCTTCGACATTGTGATGTAACTGCGGCGTGGGGCGGTGGCGGTGGCGGTGGTGGCGGTGGTGGTGGTGGTGGCGGTGGTGGTGGTGGTGGCGGTGGTGGTGGCGCTCGATGTGTCGTCGTCATTGTCATTGTCATTGTCATCGTCGATGTTGTTGTTGTCGTCTTCTTGCTGTTGCTGCTTCTTTCCCGTTGATTTTTTTCTGAAATAATAGCGGCCTGCCTTGAACATCTTGTCTTCGATGTTTCCGACGTATCCGTTATTCGCGAGGCGGCGCTTCTCCGATTCCATTGCTTCTGCGATATTTTCTTGTTGCGTCCATTTCGTCCATTCACTCTTATACGTGTGTCTATCGTCGTATTGATGAACCTTCGAGAATTTTGAAAGTGCTTCGATGAAGGTTTTGTTGAATTCGTGGCGGTAAGTCGTGGCGGTGGTGGCGGCGGCCATTTTGATTGGGTGTTGACGCTTTGTGATATCGTTGTATGATGTGCTTCTATGTGTGAAAATGATTTCAATTTTTTTAGCATTCGCACGGACGGACGGACCTGTCGTAAAAAAATTGAAAAAAATAAAGAAGATATAAAATGATGAATAGAGGGTATCGTATTGTATGTCTACTGTGACGACTTCTATTCCTGTGCCTGCGCCTGCGACGACATTATATTTGGAATCCTTGTCGCCATTGGAGCGTTCTGTCTGTCAAATAGCGGAATCGCATCTTCAGAGTTCGTTTGACATCTCGCGTTCGTCTGGGTTTATTGCCTGGAAGGCGGCGGCGGCGGCGGCGGCGGCGGCGGTGGCGAATTGTGCTCATAAGTAGTTGTGATGTTGCGTTATATGATATTCCGCAAATACCTCATTATTCGTTTGCGTGTCTTTCGTATCTCTCGGAGGGATTGTTTGTATTCTCGTTTGTATTTTTTTGTTGAGCGAAGTGACGGTGACGACGCGGACGACGCTCCACTGCCACCTTTCATACCCATACCCATTTTCAGTAAACCGCCTGGTGTGACGCCTGCCGCATTGGCTGCCCCTAGTGCTCCTTTTAACATCGATGTCTTTGATACTCCTGTTGCGTCGCTTAATGCGTTGAGTCCTGAAAGACCAGTTTTACCCATTTTCAATAAATCACCTGGTGTTGCCTTACCACTCATAAACTTGTCGGACATATTGGCGAGGTCGGCGGCGGCCCCTGCAGCGGATGAAAACCCTTTTAATAATTTTTCAGGGTCTTTGAGTGCGTTGGCGATTTTATCGGGGGTGATGCCTGCGGCTTGTAAACCGGCGCTTGCCATATTGAATGCTTTTTGTGATTCACCTGGGGGGACGCCTGCTGCGGTGAGTGCGAACTTGGCGATTTCGTTCAAGGGCGTGCCTTGTGCAAGAGATGCTTTTACGGATTGGTCTATTTTGGCGGCTGCTGCTTCGGGAGAAACACCTGATGCGATGGCGGCTTGTTTCAATGAATTGACGAGGTTTTGGACGAGGGGGTCTGTGCCTCCTCCTGGTGCTGCCGCGTTGCCGGCGGCGTTGGCTGCGGCGCCTAGCATTCCGCCTAGGTTGCCGCTTTGTGCTGCGTTGGCTAGCATTCCGCCTAGACCGCCCGGTGCGTTCTTTGCTGCGGCGTTGGCTGCTGCGCCTAGCATTCCGCCTAGACCGCCTTGGGAGTTATTGGCGGCTGCGTTGGCTGCGTTGGCTAGCATTCCGCCTAGACCGCCCGGTGCGTTCTTTGCTGCGGCGTTGGCTGCTGCGCCTAGCATTCCGCCTAGACCACCTGCTTCGCCTTTTCCACTTAGACCAGACATTATGTCAGACGCGATTCCTTCACCGTTTAAGCCGCTGAATCCGCGTTCGCCTGGTGCGCCACCTTGCCCGGCTACACCACCTTCCAACCCACCTGCGTTTGCTGGAGCAGGCGTTGGTTCTGTGGAGGCTGGTTGACCCATCGCTTCCTCTTCAGCATCACCTAATTGACTCGCTGGTGCGGCTTCTCCTGCGGGTGCGGGTGCGGGTGCGGGTGCTGCTCCTGGTCCTGCCGCGGCACCCATCGCTCCGCTTAGTGCGCCCAACGGATTACCTCCTGCCGCGGCACCCATTGCGGCCTCCATCGGGTTTCCACCTGCTACTGCGCCCATTGCGGCCTCCATCGGGTTTCCACCTGCTACTGCGCCCATTGCGGCCTCCATCGGGTTTCCACCTGCTACTGCGCCCATTGCGGCCCCGGCGAGTGCTTGTGGATTGGATGCTAATGACTCAATTTCTCCTTTCAACCCCATTACATTATTCTTTAAATCTACACCTTGGGTTTTTGCTCCTGCCATTGTAGTTACTGATTTTGACATAATTACGATGACATTTTGTAAAAGACGCCATAATTGAAGCGTGGTTCCGATACCTGGAATAAGACTTAATGCGTTCATAATGCCTTCAACTGATGAAGACGCGATGTCGCGGACGTCGTTGGAAAGTAATTTTTCTATTTTCTGTAATGGCTCGTGAACAGCTGCGGTAGCCTTGTCTACTAATTTATTCAAATCATCCGGATTATCTGGGAGTTGTGGGATGGCTTTTTTCAGGTTGATTTTGGAAGAAAGGTCGGAGGAACCGCCCGAGATAAGGTCGTTCCACCATTTTTTGATACGTCGGATTACAAGAATGGCACTGTTCTTTGCGGTGGTTCCAATATCTGGGTATTTCTCTTCTTCGTCTTCTTCTTCGCCGTTCTTTTTCTTTTTTTTGTTTTCTTCGATGAATAATATGATTTTGGTGAGAAGTGGGAGGAGTGATTCTTCTAATTCAGATAAACGTTTTGCGTCTTTGGCGGTTATTTTGGCACTGGAGATGTTGACGTCTGTTGCGGCGTCGGTGGCGGCGTCGGCGTCGGCGGTCGCGGCATCAGCGCCTCCGGTTTGATGATGGTGGTGTAATTTACGGTGTTGTTGATTCTTTTTGACGGTTTCGTGTAATAACTCAAACATTGTGATAATGGGTGTAAATACATTGGGGCGTAGTTTTTTCAATTCTTCGTCTTCTTCTTGTGATAGACGTTTACCTTGACTGTGTTTACGTTCACGCTTTTGCCTTAAATAATCATATCGTTTCATATACCGTTCCACATTTTCAAGGATGGATGATGATGAACTATTGCTCGTTGACATTGCTCTGTCGTCTCGTTAGTATATAACAATATTATATACTAGCCATTTTAACGGATTGGTTGGAGATTTGTTCATTATAATGCGGAAATACGCTTCTTGAATTCGGCGTCACTCTGGGGGTTCCGCCCCCCTGCGACGGGAAGGGGGTTCCGCCCCCCTGCGACGGGAACTACGTTCGAAGCGGAGGCGGAGGCGGAGGCGGAGGCGGAGGCGGAGGCGGTGG